CATCTTCAGAAATTTCTAAAATGCGGTCGTAAGACTTTTTAATGTTTCTCTTACTCATAAAAGTTGTAGTTTACGCTCCATAAGACCATATTGATCAATAGGATACGTTTTTTGAATTAGTTTAGTGAAATTTTCAAATCCCATTTCACTTGGGTCTTTCCCTTCTAAGTCCATAAAATAGACTTCCTTACCTTGATTTATAAAATATTCAGCAAACTTAAGTGCTTGCTTCTGGGCGTCGGTATCTAAAGCAATATAGATTTTTTCTACTTCAGATGTAACGATTTTTTTCATTAAATTTTGTTGTATATTTTTGCCTAAAAGCGGGATAGCATTTCTTTTAATGGCTATGGCATCAAATGGTCCTTCGCACAATATAAGCGGTATACTCCAGTTTATAAACAATTCAAATGGTACAATGTCGCGTGATGTTTCAGGGTTACGATATTTTACATAAGGATCTTTTTCAAATGAACGACCTGTAAAGTAATTTAATTTTCCGGTTTCATCATAAGATGGAATAATAACCATTTTAGCATATCGACCTGATTCGCAATAACCAATATTATATTTTTCAATATCGTCTCTTGTAATACCTCTATTTTTAAGATAAGCGAAAGCATGACGTGCTACAATATCACGATTACCTATAATTGGTTTGAATTCTTCGGGAAGTTTAAGTTCTGTAGAAGTGGTTACCTGTTTGTATTCAACTTCCGAACCTATAAGTTTAGTTAATTCTTCAAATTTTTCAGATGATGCTCCTACTTTTTTAAAGATTTGAGATATACGACTACCTTTTTTATCACAAGCCCAACAGTGCCAAGGATTATATCCTTTTTTATGCTGGGTGAAGTTGACTTCTAGTTTAGGTTTGTGGTGATTGCAGTAAGGACAGTGATAAGCTTTATTGCCTCTCGCTGTTCTTTTTCCGGCACCTAAGACAGAATCAACTAAGTTAACAAGTAGTTCATTTACCATAAGTGGAAATGTACGAAACGGACTTTAGATATCAAAGTCTTTGGTAAAAAACTTTCCAAGAATGTTATCATTAAAGAATTCATCTGGGTTTTCTAATACTTGGTATACCATTTGGTATTTAACCTCATAATAAGTTAATAACTTTTTTGTAGGGGCACAAACTATAATATGACGTTCAAAATTTTCTTTTGATTCAGTTTCGTATAATTCTTTCAAATATTTGTTAGAGCCCCAATATGATTTCCAATTTGATTCTTTAACTGCTAGTTTATAAGCAGGTCTTCTACCTACTACACCTTCATATTCAGCTAATTCTTTTTTAGTTAATTTTACTTTAGTTGTATTTTGTAATATTTTTTTTCCAATATAAGCTTTGCCTGTTGGGATATGAACTATTCTATAAACAAAGCCATATGTTTCATTTGGAAAGTCAGAAATGCTTTCCATTACCTGGTCTTTATATGTCCAATTCATGATGTTGTTTTTTAAGTATCGAAATTCACTATAATAGTGGTATCGGTTTGTTGAGCAATAGGTGTTGCAGATGATAATTTTCCTACTACCAACAATTCATTATTTTCATTATATAATCCTACTGTAGTAATATAAGGGGTAAAGGTAGATCCTGTTACAAAATTGTAATAAACATCATCTAAACTGCCTGAAAGTAGGGTTGGGTTAAGTGAGAATTGAAATTCATTTTCATTAATTACACACTTATATTGATTTTCATAAATTCTAATTGATGATGAAAAATCAACTTGTAAATTATCTAGATTAACTAAAGAAGAACTCATTTCAGCTCCTAAAGCAGCCATTGAACTTGTTGTAAATACTGCTATACCATGAGAATAAAAAATTTGACCTACTACTTGATTTACGAAACCACCTTCGGCTCCATAAGTTGCAGCACCATAAACACCACCTCCATATCCAGATGATCCCGTAATAGAATTTACTATTAAATTTCCTTCCCCATCATCTATAATTTTAAATCCTAAACCTCCGGAAGAAGTATAAGTTGTTTCAAATGTAGTAGGTACAATATTTTCTCCAAAGAGTTTTGCAGGAATAGAAATTACAGTTAAATCACCATCACTTCCTGAACCTGTAGGGAAATAACGAGATTGGGTTAAAGTTGATTGTAAATAATTTTCGTAAATTGGGGCTTGAGTAGGACCTACAAACCTATCATCATCTCTAGTTACACCAGGGACAATACTTTGAGTAACTCCATAATCACCTTTACTTGAAGATAGATAATTAGTATAATAAAGTTGTTTTATACTATTGTAAACACCTGTTGTGTTTTGGGTATAAACAAATCCTGTTGGGGTTGATGATGATGAAATAAAGAGACTTGATGTTGGTTTTTGTCCCGCATAAACTTCAATCCCAACATTAGATGCAGTTAGCGCTGTGCCAATAAATGAAAATTTTTTATTGGCATCAAATGGAGTTATAACAACATCCTTCGTTGTAAATTGCTTGAATGCACTCATTCATTTTAAAAGTCTAGTTTAACTCTTACGAGTAACTCTTTCGTAAAGTCTTTTTGTAGAGGTCTTGACAATTTAGCTACTGCTAATAATTCATTATTATCATTGTACATACCTACAGTTGTGATATAAGTTTTTGGATCATCAATAAATGAATCAAATAATACTTCTCCTGTTGAACCCGAAATAAATGCTGGGTTTTCTGAGTAGTTAAATTCACTATTTCTAGCTCTAACAAATACATAATCTGATGATAAGGTTTCTCTAGAATTTAAAGTAAATCCATTTCCACCGCTTCCTGCTAAATTTAAAGCAGAGAATAGTTTTGCAGGGTTGTAAGATGCAGAATCAAAAGATCTACTTGTAGATAAAGAAATACCTCCAGCAGCTGAACTACCATCTAAAGCAGGGCCATTAAGTAATAATAAACCTACATCTGGAAGGAACCAACCGTAAGATCCTGAATTTGAAGACCAACCAGTACCTCCTGAACCTGTAACACCAGTGTAAATAGTTCCTGCTGATCCTGAAACAAGATTATATCTTCTACCAGCATCAGTAAATACTGCGGCATCTCCTAAAGTACTATCATCTGTTAAAGAAACAATTCCACCTGAACCTGAAAGAGATAGGGTCATAGTACCCGGAAGTAAAGATTCTTTAAATCGGGTTCTTTCTACATTAACAACATAAAAATAAGATGCTGTTTGATTACCAAAAATAAAACTTGCGTTTTCATCACCTAAAACTAAAGTACGATATTGACCATAATTAGTTTTAGTTGGTGATGAACCTGTTACTAAAGAATTTAAAAAAGTACTTCCGCTACCTACAGAATCACAATAAGCAATACTAAATTGAATTGCAGCTGTACTATCCGTAGAGGAGGTTTGGTAAACGTTAAAATAATATTCTGAGGTACTACTAACTACCTGTACAGATGAAGTGTAGAAAGATGTTAAAGTAGGTGCATTATTGCTCCACGCTGCAGCGGTTACTGCATCATTACTAATTACTAAATCTTCTGGATCGAATCTTTTAAATCCCATGTTATTTTATTTTTTATGTAGTCGTTTTATTTACAATAACTGGTACCTGGATTCTAGCTCCACTGTCTCTACCAATTACATTTAATGTAGCATATAATGATGTTTGTGAACCAAATAATGTATTCACACCCGTTGCTCTTAAAGATAAGGTAGTACCAATTACAGTTTTAGAAACGTTAGTACCATTAGTTACTGTTGAATTTGTCGTATTTAAAGCTTGTGCCGCTGGAGTGTCGATACCAGTTGCTGTGAAACTGCTCATTAATCTAACATCTGAGATAGTAAAGGTGTAACCTGAAGGTTCTGTTGTTCTATTATTATCTAAGTAGTTTAGAGTTTGGGGAGTAATCTGAGAAGCAGCTGTTTGTTTTAATACTACACTTTCTAAACCAAGAGAAATGATAGGCATTTTTGCTGTACCACGGGGTAATGTAGCTAATTTATATTTCATGATTTGTGTTTCATCAGGAAATGCTTCTAATAGAGGCATGTTCTCAATAGCTTCACCATAGTAAGCTGAACCTGAAGGATGTGATTCATTATACAAAGTATAATCGATTTCATCATCACTTAAAGCAAATTGAGTAATTTTAAATGTACCATCACCTTTAGCTAAAAGCTCTCTCCCCTTTTTAGTAAGGATGGCATCAATTGTTACTACTTGATTATTTAAATATCCCATTGTTAGATTGTTTTAT